GAGGCACATAATTTCTTTGCTGGTAGAATGATAGGTGGGTCTAAATCATTTTATCGTAAAGAACACGAAGGTGATTTAATTGTATTTAATGCAAATGTGGTTATGCCTCTATTCGGAAAGGTGTGGCACGGTGATTTAAATCTTACAGAAGATTATTTAGTATTGAGAGAAATTGCTCAAAATTTAAATACAGATTTATATGTGTTGTGGGAAATGGATGGAAGATTTGGTGAAGAAATGAAACCATTGAATGAGTTATTTGATAAAGCAGTATGGAATACAAATGAAGAAATACCTACATTAGAATGGTATAAAGAAAAAATGGAGAAGAAATATAATGGATAAACCACTTGATTTAAATAAAAAAAGACCCGGACCGTGGGATGAGATGGAATTAGTCGATAAGGATTACGATAAATTAAAGCTAGTAGATCAAGATGGAGAACTACTGTTAGAATGTAAGATAGGTGACAAGTACCATCAATTACTTTTGGAAATTGGATTGAACACTATATTAGATCAAGTTTTGAAGTGGGATAAGGAATGGACATCTTTAGATGAAGAAGAATAAAGAAACACCAAAAAAAGAGAAACCAAAAGTAGAGAAAAAATATTCTAATGCTGGCAAGGGCGATAAAAGTAGAGTATCAGATTCTAATAAGTACGCCGAGAATTGGGAAAAAATATTTGGCAAAAAAAAAGTCAAAGAAGTGAAGTAGTTTACAAATGGAGAAAGTGAGAAAAATAATGAAGAATGAGATAAGACCAAATTGGCTAAATATTTTTGTTTGGTTAATTGTGATTCCTGCACTATGCGCCGGGTCTTGGTATGGAATTTTTAAGTTTGCACAATGGTTACTATAAGGAGAATGAAAATGAAATTTAAAACTTTTGAACTAAAGGGTACATACCCAAGTGATTTTGCACCAGCAACAGATGTTATTGAGATACAAAAGCATTTTGCTGCGTATGACTGGTATGATGGAAGAATGTTGGGATCAAAATTAGAATACAGCAATAATCATGTTGATGATTTGGTAGTATTTAATGCTAATATTCTCATGCCAAATATAGGTAAGGTTCTTTATGCTGACGTAAATTTGACAGAGGACTATTTAATATTGCAGCAAATTGCACAGTCACTCAATACAACATTATATGTTTTATGGGAAATGGATGCTAGATTTGGCAATGAAAACAAGCCAATGGATGAGTTATTAGGAAAGGCAGTATGGAATACTGACGAGGAAAAGCCAACCAAACAATGGTACTTAAATAAAAGTAAAAAATTAACATGGGATAAGGTCTTATAATGGCAAAGGCAATCGGTGTGATAGCACCAACAAGGTCTAGAAAGAAAACTAGACAAGGTCAGGGTAGAGGAACAAAATTTAGTACAAGAGTTGGTAGCAAGAGATTTAAAAAAAGAAATAGAGGTCAAGGAAAATGAAAAATATTGTACAGGGTGTTTTAGATGATTGCAAAGATTCACAGATAAATTTAGCATCTGAGACAGCAAGAGAAACTATAGCAAATCTTATTGTTATTGCATTAGAATCTAAAGGCTGTTATACTGAATATGGTGATGATGAATTGGAAGAGGAGGCTGCAAAGTCATCTTGGGTATGTTCTATTTGTGGCGAAAATACTTTTGATGTAGATTATGATTACATTGGATCTGGCACAAATCATTTAGGATGTGAATTAAAAGTTGAGAGTGAATCATAAATGGAATTCAAAACCATAGTTAATAAACCACTGTCATCTGTTAAGGCTGCATTTACTGATTTAGATTCTGCACTTCTAAATAGAATTTTACCTTTTGGATGTGGAATACTTAAGTTTAAGGGTATAAGACGTAGAGCAAAAATTAGTATTTATACTTGGTTTTTTAAAACATATAAATTTAAAGTTGTGATGGCAAGTTCAACTGATTCTCAATATTACTTTCACTTGATTAATGATGGTGATATGCCCTTTGGGATAAAGCTGTGGACAAACAGATATAGATTATTATCAACAGAAAGAGGAACTGAGATTGTTAACACAATAGAATACACAACAAAAAATAGTAATTTAGATAAATTTTTAAGCGTATTTATACGTATGATGTTCAGCTTAAGAAAATTGAAGTACAAAATGTTTTTTCTATTTAGGAATTAATTGGAGAATGTAATGAGAAAATCATGGCCTGAGGAAAGGCAAGAAATAGCCTTGTGGTTGTCGGGTTACTTATCTATGTACAAGAAGTGGACGGATAAAATTTTAGATAACGACGATCAGGATGTAACAAAAAATAAAATTATAGACCTGTTGTCAGAGTGGATTAAGTATCTTGAAGAGACAAAAGTTAAGATTATGAGGATGTCTGATACACCTCCTGAGAGTAAAGAACTATTAAATGAGGATGATGATATTTAATACTATGAAGAATCTCTTTGAAGTATCTAACAATTCAGGATACGGCGCAGATGCCGGTGAGCCAGATACAGGTTGGCTCCCAGGAGGAGAAGCACGTACACTTGGATTTGAATCAGGTAAACCTGAACCGTGGTATGAGCAACTAGAGTTTGAACAAGTAGACTTTCCTATTGCATCATATATTTTTGGATCTAAAAAAGAGGATAGAAAAAGAATTGCACTTGTTTCAAAGCGCATTCCAGTGGGAAATCTTAAAGATGCACTGAAGAGCTTAGATGTAGAAATAGATGAATTAAAAAAGAATACTGAATCAATGTATAGGGAAGTATAATGATTAAAATAGATATTGATATTGGCGACACAATTCTCACCGGCAAATGGAAAAATAAAAAAATTGTTGTGAAGGATATTGGTGTTGATGATCACGGTATGCCAACGATAAATGGCAAAGGAATTACAAAAATTAGAAAAGCAAAAGTCAAACAAACAGAAGACAATAGGCTTGCTAGAAAAAATATTTTAGATAAAATGGAAAATGAGTAGTATATGAGACAATCAATATTGAATAATACTATCGAAGGTGAGCCCTCAATTTTAGATTGGGAATCACTTTGTTTTGAAGTAAATTATTTCTACAGAACAAACAAAGAAATGTTCAATGCATTGACTGGTGGTGAAAAATTGTCTGTTGATGAGACAGCACAAGAGGTTTTTGTTGCATTAATTTATGATTATGCAATGTCAAAGAATCCAAAACATAAAGAGATTAAACTAAGTTATCAATTAGCAGAGGCTTAAAATGAATGTTATATTACCTTGGGTAGTTGACCCTACAAGCACGACAGCAACTAGTATAAATTTAGTAGATTATCCATATTTAGTTTCACATCAAAAAGAGGGAACAACAATGGATTTAAATGATATATTGTTACGATTAGAAATTGCTTTATCCGATAGGGACTGGGAAGCAATTAGATTATTGATGGAAGATATACACGAAGAATTAGAATTAGATAACCCAACTACAAATGAATATGGTGATGATGATTGGGCAACACCTAATTATGATGAATAAAATATGGGCCCGACTGGAAATCGACGGGTGTTTTTTGACAATTGAGTGCAGCGGAGTTTGAACAAGACTCGCTACAAAAGGTTCACAAACCAAATTGGCGATAATTCGCTAGACGGGTTGGTGATAGATTGGCATTTGGCTGAGTATGATTACTCAGCTGGTGTTGATACTGCTCCTGTACTAGATACAGGTCTGGCTCACCAGCCGTCTTATGCTTACGCATAAGCCCTTGGGTTGTTCAACACCCGAGCATAAAATAAGTTGAACACAAACTCGTTGGTGATTTGGAGTATAACTAAAAGCCAGTTAAGGAATATGTTCTGAGCAAAAGGAATTCGCATGGTTGTTTGTCGGTGGCTACCAATGGAAACCGTCTAAGCTGTAACGACTCATTGTTAATGACAGGCCGGACGGGAGTTCGAATCTCCCCGGGTCCACAAGAAGTATAAAAAAAATGAAAAAAAGCCTTTACGCGTATAGCAAAATGTTATTAGATTCTATTAATAAAAAGGAGCACGCCATGCGAAATCAACAAAAGTATATATTATCAATCATTGCAGTAACTGTAATGAACGGTTTTGTATCTACTTATTTCATGAAACAGCATAGGGAAATATATCATGGTCATTATGAGACATTGGTATATGAAAAACAGGATCTACAAAATCAGCTAGACGAATTTTATCAGTACGGAATCGAAGTAGATGTAACTATGTATCAGCCAATTTGGCCGCAAACAGATAAAACACCAGATATAACTGCTGATGGAACAAAGATTAGAATAGATAAAGCTTCAAACTATAAGTTTGTTGCTCTTTCTAGAAATCTATTGAAACGATGGGGTGGCCCATTTGATTATGGTGATTGGATTTTACTTAAAGGAGCTGATGAAAAGGATGGAGTTTATCAGGTTCGCGATACTATGAATCCTAAGTGGGTAAATGTAGTAGATATTTTAGAGTCAAAACATGTCAAACCGTACAAGTTTGAGGGATGTTATATTATAAAAATGCCGTGGGCACAGGAGAATGCATGAGATTAACTGCAGAACAGATCAGTGAAAACTGGTCTGAGTTACAGAGCATCATTGAAGAGACATTTGATGGTGAGAGATTAGAAAAAATAAAAGAGCTACATGATCATTTTAAAGATAGAATGATATTAGCGCCGGCATCAGGAACAGGTTGGTTTCACAATGCTTTTCCGGGTGGTTATGTCGCACATGTAATTAATATAATTGGATGGGCAAAATCTTATTATGAATTATTTAAATCACAGGACATGTTTGTCGATGATATTTCTGAAGAATCAGTAGTATTTGCTGCATTGTTTCATGACTTGGGTAAGGTTGGAAATATGGATGAGGACTATTATGTAACTAATACTGATGAGTGGCGTTCAAAAAAGCTGCAACAATATTACGTGCATAATCCTGCAATTCATTATATGACAGTAACTGATAGATCAATTTGGATTCTTAATAAGTTTGGAATTGATATGTCAGAATCAGAATATTTGGGTCTTAGATTAGCTGATGGCTTATATGAAGAAGCGAATAAGTCTTATTATATGGAAGGCGCTGAATGGAAAGCTATGAAGACAAATCTTCCACATATTATTCATTATGCAGACTCATCAGCAGCACGACAAGAAAAGGAAACGTTCATGTTGTCAGGAGATTCTAGAATTGATTTCCCAAAGTATATGAAAGGTGAAACCAAAGAGGAAGAGCTTGTGAAAGATTTAGACACAGATAAATTAAAGGATTTATTCAAATGATAATTGAAATAACAGCAATAGTATTTGGTGTAATTTCTATTGTTCAGCTATATATTATAGTAAACCTGTACACTAAGTGTGACAGTCTCGAACAATGGGTTGATTCGACATATCTACAAATACAAAACACACTACAAGAAATGAGAGATCTAGATTCAATAGGTGCATTTGAATCAGATGATGAAGTTGGATCTACATTTAAAGCACTAGAAGAAACCTTAAATAAATTAGACAACATAACAGAGGAACCGCAAGATGCCACGTAAACCATCGAAAACGAGAATGTACTTTACTGAAGAGACAGAGCAAGCAATTATTGATTATAACAATACAGAAGATCATAGAGTAAAAAATCAAATTTACAATGCTTCACTCAGACAGCCATTTGAAAAACTAGTTGAAAATATAATTCATACATTTAAATTTTATTATTTTGATATTCCCTTAGAAGATGTAAAGCATGAAGTCATTTCATTTATGATTACAAGATTAGGTAAGTATCAGCAAGGAAAAGGAAAAGCATTTAGCTACTTCAGTGTTGTTGTTAAAAACTGGCTTATATGTCACAATAATAATAATTACAAAAAGATGAAAACACATAATGATCTTTTGGATCTTAAACACAAGGATGTGAAAAATACGGCTTATAATGACTCTTCATTTGAGAATGATGAGCAAAAAGCATTTTTCGATGCTGTTGTTTCCTACTGGGAAGAAAATATTAATGTTGTGTTTAAGAAGGAACGTGATATTACAATTGCTTATTCTATTATAGAGTTAATGTCACGTGTTGGCTCAATTGAAATTTTTAATAAAAAAGCATTATACATTTTACTTAGAGAGATTTCCGGTTATCAAACTCAACACATAACAAGAGTATTAAATGTTATGAGAGGCCACTATAAAACCTTATGGGGCAAGTGGGAAATTGATGGAGATATATTTTTATCAGGTTCTAAACGATAAATAATTAATTCTCTATATTTATAATCAAAGGATGTTTTTATGTCTGCTGATTATGAATTATTTAAGGGAACTTCTCTATCCGATCTTTTTAAGAAGATCAATCACAATTCCGAACGCAATAAGATTCAAATAGAAACTTTAATACAGGAGTTGATGACATTTATAAAAGACCCAAATTCAGCCTACCAACTATTTCCTATGATTAGTGACTATATGGAAGCAAACATAAGAAATGATGAAGTACTGGTAAAGTTAGCAGCGGTTGTGCAAAGGGTTATTCAAACAGAAACTAAATCTGTAGATGGTGAGTTTGGATTATCTGATACTGAAAAAGAGCAAATCATTGGGAAACTAGAAGAGGCCACAAAAGATTTACAAAAAGAAGTAGACGATATAAACTTAAATATCTAATATATATTAACAGGAGTTAGTGAATGGCATCTTATGATGAAATGGTTTACATAGATAAACTAAGTAAGCCCAAGGGCAAGCAGCCACAATTAGATAGAAATCTTGCTGATGAGCACAGAATAAAAGATATTGCTCAGTGGTTGATAGAAGAAAATGCGTCAGTATCAATACAAACAGTTACTGCGATCGTTAAGAGTGTAATTTATAATGAAGACGACCTTTCCGATACTGATGAACAAAAAGGACCTGGGATCGATGATATTGGTTGTATTAAGGTAGCACCTACTATTCCTGATTTTCCAATTTACCCAAAAGGTGGTTGGGTTTATCCTTTAGACGCACAAGTTAGATCATATCCTATTGTTGGTGAAACAGTTATAATTGCTAACTATAATGGAAGAACATATTATTTTCAACCTCTAAATCTTAAGAATAGTGTTACACATAATATTATGTTAAATGCTGATAAGACAGGTGCAGAGGGAAATAAAAAAACATCAACAGAAAATATTAGTGAGTATCTAAAGCATTTTCAATACGCAAAAAACCCAAGACCTGTTAAGCAGTTTCCGGGTGATTGGGCATTAAATGGTAGGAATGACCAATCAATAAGAGTTGGTACTAATACGCAAAAAAATAATGAAGAGTGGGCAGAATCACATGATGCTGTAATTAAAATAAGAATTGCGCCAGAGTCAAAAGCAAGTGATGCAGCAGCAGGTACACCAAGAGCAGAGAGTATTAATGATGACAAAGCATCAATTTATTTAACACGAAACGAAGAAGTCAATCATAAAATAGCTAGAAGCGTTGAAACAGTAACTGATATTTCAACAATGGGAGCGGGTGCAATTACTTTAGATTCTGAAAGAATAATTTTCAATACAAAAGATAGTAATGTTAGTGGACAGATAGATTTATTTTCAGGTAACACAGTTAATATTGTTTCTAAAAATAATACAAATGTTATCCCAGGTAGCACTTCACTATTAAAATTAGGGGATGTGAATGATGATAATTTACAGTCAGCAGTATTGGGAGAAAATTTAGTAAACTTTCTTGCAGAGTTAATTTCCACATTAGATGGTTTTGCAGCAAAAATTGCAGGAATAAAAGGACTCGGTAACATCGGAACTTTAGTTCCAATACCTGAGGGCATGGCAGCAGGTGCACAATTGCAAGGATGGACAGCAGCAACAGCAAAAAATCAGATAAGTAATAGAATATTAAGTAGAAATGTTAAGATCTCTAAAAAAGCAAGAGGATAATAGATGTCACTAGATTGTACAAATATTACAACAATAAAAAGACATCTTCAAGGGAATTCAAGTTTATTGATGGGTGATCAGATTGTATCTGGAACTGCAACAAAAACTGGCGGCGTAGGATCTGACGCGTCAGGATTATCTAATTCTGAATTAGAAAAGAATCAAGTAGCTGCACAAATTTATGGCATAGATTTAAGTATGGAACAAATGTTTCCAGCAGGTGCAAAACTAGGCCCAGGTGATTTTGTAACAGAAGATGGATTTACTGCAGATGAAAGCGGTGTTGATGTTGTTCATCATGGATTTGGAGGAGAAGCTAGAGTATTTGCTCCAGGGACACATTTAAAAGATGGCGATCTTGTTATTAATGGAAAAGTTATAGACCAAAATGGCCAAGAACATTATGCACCGTATACAGCAAGAACTGGTGACACAGTATCAAGTGAAGGTGCAGTTGTTTCACCCGGTGGTGCAGATGATGGTGATGAATACTGTAGTTTACAAGAGTTAGCTGGCAAACCTCCGGAGGACCAATCTAGATTAGAGGATATGCTAGATGAGTTAGATATGGAATTAGATTTGCCCGGGCTAGATATGACCTGGTGGGTGACAATTCAACAAAAGATAAATGAGCTAATGCAAATTACAGGTAAATTTATTGCAAAGACACAAAACTTAGTAGCGTTAGTAGAGATAGATCCTGACAAAGCTTGTGAACTATTACCTGACGTCTCTAAGTTGATAGAACTAATGCAAAAAGTTGTAGCAGCAATTAATAAAATTAATGCTATCATGTCTAAAATTTCTAAAGTAATTAAAAAACTAAAAAAGGCAATTAAACTTTTAATGTGGTTGTTTGCTCCATTAAAGGCAGTACAAACTTTATTATTAGCTCTTCAAGTCATCATGGGTATACCAACATTAATTGAAATGGCTGTCAAAAGTATGACAGATGCATCTAAAATATTACCACAATTAATTGCTTTATTACAAAAAATTATAGCACAATGTGCGATGAATAGAGGTCAAGCTGCAGGTCTTAGTCAGGAAGAATGTGAAAAATTGGGCGGTGTATATGTTGATAGAAGATTAGGAGACTTAGGTGACGCTAGTGCAGCAGGGGATGATAGCGGAGGTGGTCTCCCAAATTTAGATAGTGATTTAAATGCGGATCTTGGATTTGATGATATGGGCAGTGATTATTTGCCACCTGGGATGGATTTAAATGCAGGTGATGAAATTGGAAGTGGAAAAGCAATAGGACCAGGTGGCGCAGAATTAATAGCACCTGCAATAATACCCGCTGGTGCAGGTGATGGAGATTGGAAAGTTGGTGATGAGGGCGGCATAGGAAAATCTGATAATGCAGACTTGAATGAAGATCAAATTGAAGCATTGCTAGATTCACAAATTGTTGACTTAAGTCAGTGTATGACTGAGTTAGATGATTATATAAAAACTTCAAACTTTAGTTAATTATAATATAGGAAATAATAAAGAGGTCATAAAATGAAACCAAACACAATAACAGCACTTAAAAAGGTCGTTAAAGAAATGGTCGAAAAAGAAGTTGCTAAACAAATCAATATCGTAATTGATGAAATAAAAAAGCCAACAGTGTCAGAATTAGATGCAGCTGATTATTATACAGGACAAGATTCAGATGATAGACAGCTTGCTAAGGATCCAGTTTTAAATAGGATCTTAAATGAGACACAAGGAGGAATATCTACAGGTGAGGAGTTCGACTCATATCCAACTATGGGCGGGGGCGCAATTGATTCACCAGAGAAATTCTATGGACAAAGAGCAGCATTAGAAGGATCAGTTCCTAATAGACAACAAGTGCCTGATGATGCACCAGATTTTATAAAAAAAGCTTTTAGCGGTCATTCAGCAAAAGTTGTCAAAGCAATAGAGAGTAAACATGGCACTAGAAGTTAGCAGGCTTGCAAAGAATATAGCAAATAGAAAGAACGAGCACACAGCTAAAAATAAATTTCTAAAAACAAAGCCAAAGATTCAGGAAATGAAACAGAATGTTAGCTTTGCTAAAAGAGAAGCACAAGATTTTCATGACTACATAACACAAGCTGAAGTTGTAATGGGTGGCGGTGAAGGGGGAATGTCTTCTGTTCCGCTAATGGAACAAGATTCTTTTGCACCATTAATTGAGACTTTAAAAGAAATGTTTAGTGTAGATGAGTTTGGCAACCCTACTTTAACACCGGCAGCTCGATTTGCGTTGATAGATGGACTAGAAGACAGTTTAGAAATTGGAATCATAACCACAAATTCAGGTCAAAGATATTTAACTACAAGGGCAAGAGCAAATCAGCTTGGTGGAGCATTTCTGCCAGTTACAAGCACAATGGCTTCACAATTAAGCAGTAATAGTGGTAAAGGTAAAATTATATAATGGCACTTGAGAATCCAAGAACAGCATCATCTAGAGCAAGAGATAACGATCCAGATTCGAAAATTGGAATAGTATTTCCTATAAGAAATTCTCAAGATGGCTATTTCGCGACGTCAGGAACTATACTTGCACAAACAAAGACGAATTTAAAAAATTTATTATTAACTGTTAAGGGTGAAAGGTTAGGACAACCAGAATTTGGTTGTGAGATTTTTAATTTATTATTTGAAAATTTTGACCCTGATTTAGAGAAAAAATTAGAGGCAAGTATTAAGGATGCAGTATCAGAATGGTTACCGCATGTCCATATTATTAATTTAATTATTGATGCGCAAGAAGATGAAAACTATCTTAGCATATCATTATCTTATGGGATTGAGAATAGTCATAATGCAACAGATTCAATTTCACTAAGAATAGCAAGGAACATAGTATAAGATGGCAAGCACAAAATTACAGCCAAAAGAAGTTAACTACTTAAATAAGAATTTTAATAATTTTAAAGCAGATTTAGTAAATTATGCTAAAGATTATTTTCCAAATTCGTATGCAGATTTTAATGAAGCATCACCTGGAATGATGTTTATAGAGATGGCATCTTATGTTGGCGACGTCTTATCTTTTTATATTGATGAGCAATTTAGAGAGTCACTTCTTGCTTACGCTGAAGAAAAGAAAACAATATATGATATTGCACAATCATACGGATATAAGCCCACTATTGCTACACCTTCAACAACAAAATTAGATTTTTGGCAAACTGTACCAGCTACTGGTACAGGTGATAGTGCAAAACCAAATTATGATTATGCATACACAATTAATGCAGGAAGCATGGTTGAGTCTTCACAATATGGAAAAACTTTTAGAACATTAGATCAAGTTAATTTTAGTTTTTCAAGTTCATTAGATCCAACAACAGTTGAAATTTATGAGGTCAATGATAGCTCTCCTACAAAATTTCTTTTGAAAAAATCGGTTAGAGCTGTTAGCGGCACAATAACAACAGAGACATTCTCATTTTCAGATGCAAAAGCATATGAAAGGATAACACTTGCTAATAAAGGAGTATTAGAAATTATTTCTGTGACCGATTCAAACGGTAATAAATGGTATGAAGTTGAGTCATTAGCACAAGATTTAGTATTTGATGACGTAGCAAACACTGCTGAAAACGATCCTAACTTAGCGGGATATAATGATACAACACCATATTTACTCAAACTAAAAAGAACAAATAAAAGATTTAAAATTAGGATAACAATTGAAGGAAAAACACAATTAATATTTGGTTCTGGCACAGCATCAGGCCCAGATGAGGAAGTTATCCCTAACCCATCACAAGTTGGTAATAGTTTTACAAACACAAATTTTTTAAATAATGCGTCAGCTTTAGATCCAGCGAACTTTTTAAATACCGCTGTTTACGGACAGGCACCTGCAAATACAATTTTAACAATACAGTATTCTTATGGCGGCGGTGTTCAGGCTAATGTTCCTGCCAAATCAATTACAACGCTAAGAGGAATAAATAAATCAGTAGCAGCATCAGGTTTAGATGCTGCATTATTAGGTGAGACAGAAGCTTCAATTGCTGTATCGAATTCTATTCCTGCTACAGGTGGCAGGGGTGAAGAGACGCTAACAGAAATTAAAGAAAACACAAAACAATATTTTCAAGCACAAAATAGATCAGTTTCAAAAGAAGATTATATCACAAGGGTTTATAATTTACCGCCCAAGTATGGTAATGTTCAAAAGATTTATATCACACAGGATGATCAAATAGAGACAGGACAGGGCATAATACAAGATGGAATAATTGATGTACCAACATTAGAAAAATTAGGTGGTGAAGTTTCTATAGCTGAGCTTTTAGGTGAAAATGGTCGTGTAACAAATCCAATGGCACTTAATTTTTATGTCTTAGGGTATGATCAAAATAAAAAATTAGTTAAAGTAAATGAGGCAACAAAAAGAAATATTAAATCTTATCTTGGCCCATACAGAGTTTTGACAGACGCGATAAATCTTAAAGATGCTTATGTAATTAACATAGGGATTAGATTTGCAATATATGTAAAAAAGGGCTACAATAAAAATGAAATTCTATTGAAAGCAATTAGTAAAGTAAAAAATTATTTTGATATAGATAAGTGGCAAGTTAATCAACCAATCATTTTACAAGATGTGGCTTATGAAATTTCATTAGTAGAAGGCGTCAATAATGTTGTTCCTCCTCTTGATGAAAATCCGAATAAGGACACAATTGTTGTGACAAACAAATTTAAAGAAGAAAACGGCTACTCAGGAAATATCTATAATGTAAAGGCAGCTACATCAAAAGAAATTCTTTATCCTTCTCTTGATCCTTCAATATTTGAGATTCGTTATCCAAATATTGATATTGTTGGTAAAGTATTGGGAGACTACTAATGGCTCATTATTACGTTTTTGCAGACAAGGATACAACTCTACTAAGGGGTAACGATGTTGATGGTACTGGCAGCTTAAAGAATCAAGGATACGATGAAATACTTGAAGTTGGAAAAACATTCAAGGAAAATTCTACAGAATTTAACTCAGTATGCAGAGCACTAATTCAATTCCCAATAACAGCAATTTCTGAATCTGTTGCTAATGGAGAGATTGGATCTGACGTAAAATTTTATTTGAATTTGTACGATGCAGGTGCTACTGAAGTAAAAGATTCAACAATAATATATGCTAATGCAGTATCACAAAGCTGGACAGAAGGAACAGGCAAATTAATTAATTACCCACAAACTACAGACGGTGCATCATGGAAATATAGAACAGCTAGCACAGAATCTAAGTGGGCAACTGTTAATAGTCGTTTAGGTGGTACTTGGTACGAAGCTAGTTCTAGTTCATATGCATTTGATAAAAATAAATCATTTGACCCAAGATTTGATGTAACAGGAATTGTAAACAGTTGGATAAGTGGAAGCATTAGTAATGATGGCTTTATTATTAAGAGGGATAGCAGCGAGGAAACTAGCAGTACTGATTATGGAATGTATAAGTTCTTTTCTTCTGATACGCATACAGTATTCCCACCTAAATTAGAAGCAGTCTGGGATGATTCATTATGGGTAACAGGATCACTAGCAGCACTTGCTTCTAGCGAATTAGATCAACTTAAAATTAATTTAGAAAATTTTAATCATGAATACAAGGTTGGCACATTAACAAAAATTAGAGTTAAAGGAAGAGAAAAGTATCCTTCAAAAACTTTTGCAACTACATCTGAATATTTAACTGTTAAAACGTTGCCAAGCGCATCTACATACTACTCTATAATTGATGACAAAACAGAAGATATAATAGTACCTTATGGAGCTGGATCTAAAATAAGCTGTGATGCTAGTGGAAACTATTTTAAATTACGAACAACAGGTATACAACCTGAAAGATTTTATAGATTAGAATTTAAAATTGAATCCGGATCTGGAATAAATAAGACAGTACAATATTATGATGGGCATCATCAATTTAAGGTAGTAAGATAATGCCATACACCGAAAAAGAATTACTAGCAAACGAACATTACGTATCTTTAAAAGCACGAGATGAAGGTAAGTATAATTCAGAATTTGATGAAGTAAAAAAAGCATTTAATGATCGAGGCGGAATGTATTGGGATACGCTTAGGGATTCAAGTAATGTAATTCAATTATATGAAAAAATTTCTGATGGTAAGACGCGTTCTCACAACAATCAAAGACTACATGTTGAATTGTACAGAAGGAGGTATCGTACAAAAATAGAATCGAAAGATATTTTTGATAGAGAATTTAAAGAGTTTTAAGCATGGCTAAGAAAAGAAGAAAATACGGTAGCAAGACAAAAAAAGGTCAAAGCCCTAAGTCTAATGTTGCATCAAAGGGTAATGCAGCAGATCTTAAGTCAGTACCTTCTCCAAAAATAGTAAAAGATGATAAGATAAATTTAGATTTTAATTATAGTCTGAT